TTTGCCGCCTAACTCTGCGAGCCTATATTGCTCAGCTACGAATTCATAAGTGAAGCGATCTTCCCAAGCACCGTTGAACTCTTCTTTGGTGCAAGGATACTGCTCACAAACCGGCCAGACGTTTACGTCCCACGCGCCGGATTCAACAGCCTCATATAGAATGTCATTTTTATTAAATGGTGTCCCATTAAAGACAATCTTTCTAAGTTCTGGATCCAAGGCATAGTTCACACCTTTGTCGATTGTATCTTTGATAGACTGCATCGACACTTGGGACTTAGCATCATCGTCTGACACAAGGTCATCCAAGATTGCGAGCTTGGGACGTTTACCAAATATCTTGGTGCCACGTAGACCGGTCTTTGCACCGAACATCTTCACACCAACCTTGTGGCCATCCGTGCTCCCAAAGGTGATATACTTGTCTGTGAAGGAGTATTCTGGCAGCCATTTTTGCAAAAAATCAGATGTATGGTAGCGAAATTCAAGGTTTTGGCGGGCTGATTTTACCCCGTTATCCATGGAATCTGAGACGTAAATGATCCCATCGATCTTTCCAAACCCCTCAATTCCCCCATAAAATGCCACATATGGAACCAAATACTCGAACATCAGGGTGGTTTTAGAGAGCCCACGCGCGCAAAGATTGGCAATTTGTTGTCCTGGCCCAGCGATTTTGTCGAGCATCTTCAGATGAACAACAGGGGTCATGTGAGATTCACCCTCTTCACCATTCACCAGCTTAATGAAGTTCATGAAATTGAGCGCAAACACAGATGGCACGTATGCGCCGTTGTTAAGCAGATTATAATCTACACGGTCCAACCAGTCATCGACTGTAACTTTAGCCGTGTCAGCAAGCTCAAATACGCCTTTATGCTCAGCAGAACTCATGGCGTCACCTCTTCGGCATCGTCAACATCTTCAACCGGCTTTGACTTGGCCATGAGAGGTTGATGCGCAATGGTCTTGGTTGCTATGCCGGACTCGATTAGCCCACGCTGCATTTCAGCCATTTGGTGCAGCTGATCCTTCATCTCAGACATACCGGTGTTTTCTTTCACATCGATCGCCAGTTCGATCTGCTTTGTCTCAGGCTTCCTTAGATGAGTTAGGATTGAGTTAGCCGCATCTGAGCGCACTTTCTCAGAGTTGGCATGGAGCATCAGTTCAGCTTGGGTATTGATCGCTTGCTGGTAGATATCTTGATTCAAAATCCAAACAGGAACCAGTGATTGCTCTAGGATCAGATTGACCAATTTATTCTTATTGTAGGCCGATACATATGAGCTGATATCTTTTTCAGATGCACCACGAGCTGTTAATGCAGAGTACCTACCTGGGAACGTTTTTTGATATGCTTCCCTATTTGTATGGCCCATCACACGATAAGAGACATAGACAACAGCGAACACATAGTCTTCTAACTTAAAGCGACCTTCCTTCATGACACCTGTGTAAGAGATGAAGTTATTGCGCATATTCTCTGCTGCAATTGGATCAACAGACAAGTTATTTAGCTCATCAACCATCTGTTGACTTACGTTAGCTTTGAGCTGGGGTGGAAGTGATGTTTCAACTTCTTGTACCGTGAGCATTTTAGTTACCGCCTAGAAATGAATAAAAAAAGTATATAAAATATACTTACCCTCTTGATTCATCTGGAGTTCTAATGCAATGGTCTGCCCAGTTAAGTCACCACTTGCAGATCTGGATTCGTTTTTTCGGTTTGTATATCTTGACCAAATCTAAAAATAACAACGCATCTAATGTGGGTTGTACTGGTAAACCGTCAATGGTTTTAAATCGATGGAGGTGATTGCTCCTAGCCAGAACAACCTTCATGAGCTGCGATCCGATCTTAAGTAAGGTTATGTTCCTTTCCCTGCTTACTATCGTAGTTTCACCTTTGTGATGGGCTACCATATCAAATCAAAGTTAGATCGCAGCTCTATACATTCGTCCCATAGCTCAACTGGATAGAGCACCTTACTTCTAATGAGGATGTTGTAGGTTCGACTCCTACTGGGACGACCAAGGACCACCCTCCCCCAAATCATATTTTAAAGGAATATTTTATGACCACTGAGACTGACGAAATTAATACAATGAACAAGATCTTCACCAAAGTCGGCTTCAGCGACTGGATCGACCACACACCAGGAGACTGCCCAGTACACCCTGAGACCATCGTGATCGTTGAGCTAGGCGGTGATCCAAATGATCTGCTTGAGCCCCTCAGAGCCAAGGACATCGACTGGGGTGACATGGGCGATAACGTCACCAAGTACCGCTTCAGAAGGAACCCAAAATAATGGCAAAGCTCCCCCCACTGAACAAGACTTTTACCTCAGACGATTTTGGAAGCATCAGATACGCCATAGATGATATGGGCAAAGATGCTTATGAGGTTGTCTCAGTTACAGAGATAGATGACGGCCATCGTAGAGAACATAGAGGCAGAAAGCTCTACCTCGCCACCTTCCGCTTGAACCTTGAATACTACTACCACCTGCAACAAACCAAGCTTCTTGATGATGAACGAATCGACTATGTTCCAAGGGACATGCTGTCCCCCAACCCGTTCAGGAAAGACCACAAAGACTACGTTTGATAAAAAATACAACCTAACCCACTAAAATGGTTACAAAAAATCGATTAACAAATTTGAGTTGAAGGACTATCAAAAATTTTAGGGGTATTGACAGAGGGGGTTTGCATGGGAAGACCGACAAATCGGCGTTCGTTCCGGCACCCCCTTTATTAATGCCACAAATATATCTATAAATACCTTGGTAATTATAGATGTTGATTGACGATGGCTCCGCTTCTCGAACCCTCTCCCCCCAATCCCCTTGTTAAATCAAGTAACCCATTTAGTGGGTTTTCTGACGTTTTGATCCAAGAACCAAAGGTCATATTACCAGTCAGAAAACTGACAGAGATCGAATGGAGAGTCTTTTTAAAAGACCACATCCCATACTAAGGAACCAGAAAACTCAGCGAAACTGAAGTAACTGGTAGACTCTCAAAATGAATCAGATAGGGAGGTCCACATAATATATACATTTGGTAGAGATAGCTTACATCTCCCAATCTATCCCCTTTAGAACAGTGGATTGTATATACATTCACCAAATGAAGCATAATATCCTATATTTTATATATTTTGAAAATGAACTATAGGGTAAAATTGGTAGTGACGTCCGCATGCAGTGTTACACTCCAGGGTATTTCAAATCCAACATACCCCCCCTGGGTATCGAGTATTACACTAGGGCCTGCGGCCCCTATAGTCTGGCATCAGCCACTCATCCTCATATACTGGAGCACTACCAATGGCCTCACTCATTGCCTCATCACGCACCTCTGCCATCAACGTCTTCGATGTCGTCACCAACACATCAGCGTTGCTCATCAATACATTGGACTCAGCAAACAAAGGAATGGATATTCTCCATACCAAAGTTCGCATTGCCCATGCAGTTGCCACTCAAAATACCGATGCGAAAATCTCCGATGCTAAATTCGTTGATCTCTCAAACATGAACGAAGCTCATGCTAAATTCGTACAGGAACGTACTGCTAGATTAGCTAAAGATCCTGAACTTCAACAGATCTACGACCGGATCACTGCCGAACGTACCAAGACTTAACCCTAAAGACTACCATAACTCAGGTTGTGGTAGTCGCTAGCGTTGTTACACTTAGCAATCGATAGCACCATTACACCCTCTAACCTCAGATCTATCTCCGATATTACTGAGTACATTGTCTTTATCTATTCATTACACCATCTACATTTACACCTTCATTTATACCTAAGAAAGTTAACACAGCTCTGCCTCATTAACGTGGTCTTTGCTTGGTCAATGTTGTCGCCACTGCGTGGCTTATGCGCTCTTATCGAGGTGGGTTATCCACCTTGAAACGCGCTCAACTTGATTAAGGAACGAATCAAAATGGCAATGTTTGACACAGCTAATGCACCTACTACTCCAACGGATACTGCTGCTCCAAAGAAGATAGCGCAGACGTATGCAAATATCGGTCTATGGATGGATATTAAGCAGGACGACGGTACGGTTGAGAAGGAGTTTATCTCCATGCCACTCGGCATTGCTCTGGATATCCAGCAGCCAATGGTGAGCAAATCCAAGAATCCTTCTTGGAACCATAAGGTTGAGATCAAGAATTGGATCTTGGCTACTCTCCAGAAGGACGCTGACAAGCTGACACCTGGTGAAACGGAAATGGTGACAGGTCTCTCGATCCAGTTGCTTCGCCGTAACTTGGTAGGTGAGCAAGCCGACAATGGTGTTAATCCAATGATGGCACAGCTCGAAGGCTTGAAGCTCGTTGGTTAAACTCCAGCGTTGCACATAATATTGCGGATCCATCTCATAATTGAGGTGGGTTCGCGTATTAACTTTCTAGGCTCTGATTAAGTCAAATCTACCGATTTTGGCTAAAGACAGCCTAAAGGCTAACAGCCTTAAATCCTCCTCATTTTGCAACTGTAGTTGCTATATATTTAAAGGATGTACCCAATGTACATGATCTTCGCAATTCTCGCTGCTGCATTCACAGCTGTCGAATATGCCTATCCAGCCTCTCCAATGGGTGTGTGGGCATTTCTCTTTGCCTTCATCACAGTCGTTGCCTTTGTCGTTGAATTCATTCGCGTCGGTAACGAGCGTACTGATGCTGATGTTCATAAGCGTAAGACGGAACGCGATATGGATAAGTTCTATCGATCCATGCGCAAAGAACAGAAACGTCATCTCGAAGTAACTCGCGTCACCGCAATAATGCGTGAGCGCTTTAACTCAAATGGAGATACCTATGTCAAAGCTGACCAAAGTAACTAACTACCTTCAGTCAATGAAGATTGCATCCGATGCAGACAAAGACCCTTGGGGTCATCCAGACAATTTAGCTCACATCAAAGAATTTGATGCTGCTCTCACATCTCTTGATCACGCTGACATCACGTCAATAGCGTCGATCAACACCTACAACGCACAGGTCGTGTGGGAC